ATGCTTAAAGGAGTTGCTGTAAGAAAAGAAATATATGATGACGTAGTAGGAACTTTTACTTTAGGTAATACAGATAACGCATGGAACAGAGCAATAGCTACTATGCAAAAAGGTACTAGCATATGGAAGCTTTTAAAAGTACCGCTGAACCCGCCAACTGTAGTACGTAACGTTGGTTCTAACATGATACTTATGAATCTTGTTGGTGGTATACCTATACATAAAGTATTACCACGTATGCATCAAGCTATAAAGCAAATACAAAGCAATGGTAAGTATTGGAAGATAGCAGAAGATTTTGGAATTAAATCAACAGGCTTTAGAGAACAAGAAATGATAACAGTTAGTGAGGAATGGATTGATTTACTACAAGAACAACATGCATTAGGTGATGTTACTCGTTTCTTTTCTATGCCCAAAATATTAATTAATAAATTATTTAAAAAGGCTGGGGATATATATCAATTTACAGAGTCAGTAGGTAAAACTGCCATCATAATAGATGCTATGGAAAGACAAGGCATGTCGGATATAGATGCATTTATGCTGGCACAGAAATCTTTATTTGATTATTCAGATGTACCTGAAGCTGGTAGACAATTCAGAAAAGCACCAATAGGTATGCCATTCTTTACCTTCTATTACAAAGCCTTACCCGCTTTAATAGAAACTGCTATTAATCATCCTATGAGATTCGCACCATACGTAGCATTATCTGCTGGATTAACTGCACTATCTGCATATGCTTTTGGATTTGAAGATGATGAAGAAGAAAAGCTACAAAAAGGTTTAGAGCCTTGGTTAGAAAAGAGAACAGGTGTGTATGTATTGCCTTGGAAAGATAGCGATGGGAGATACCAGTTCTTAGATATAGGATATTTCTTTCCTTGGACTATGTATACAGACTTAATTAAAAATGTTGGAGATGGTGATTTCTTTGAAGCACAAAGAACAACAGGATTATTCTCAGGTCCATTTGCTGATATATTCTTAGCAATAAAAACAAACAAAGACCCGTTTACACAAAGAACTATATGGGATGAACGTGATCCAGTTGAAGATAGAATACAAAACATTATGTGGTATATGTATAGTTTAGGTATGCCTTCATGGTTAACACCGAATGGCGCTATAAGTAAAACAACAAAAGCATTGCAAGATATACCTAGACCTACAGGCGCACCAGCAGATACAGTACCTCAAGCATTAATGAGATTTCTTGGTGTAAACATATATGGTTTAGATGTTAAAGAAACTAGAATAAGAAATATAAAGAACATGAGACAAGATATATTAGATATACAACAGAGATTTAAGTATGCAATGGCTAATAAATCTTATTCTGAGAAAAAGAAAGAAAGGTTAAGAGCAAGATACATGCAAATGATTAAAGAAAAGGTAGACTTATTACAACAATATAAAATAGATACAGCAATACCAAGACATATATTAGAGAGGGAGAGTAAATTCCAAGATGGATAGAGATAAATTAGTAAAAGAATTAATCCTTGATGAAGGATATAAGTATGAAATATACGAAGATCATTTAGGTTTCGCTACTCTAGGTGTAGGGCATTTGATATTAGATAAAGACCCAGAGTTTGGTAAACCACTTGGAACTCCTGTGTCAGAAGAAAGAATATTAGAATGTTTAAACAATGACATAGATATAGTGTGTCGTGAGTTAGATAGAAACATGCCTTGGTGGAAAGACTTAGATGATAATAAGATGCGTGTGTTAGCCAACATGAGTTTTAACTTAGGTATGCCTAGACTAAGTGGCTTTAAAAATTTCCTTGGTGCATTAGAGTCAGGCGATTATGAAAAGGCTGCTGTTGAAATGATGGATAGTAAATGGGCAACTCAAGTAGGAGACAGAGCAACAAGGCTTAGAGACAGAGTCTTAGCATAATGGAAGCTTTCGATCTAATTGCAGAAGTAGGGTTGCCTATAGCAAGTGGATTGATAATGGCTTTCTTTATATTCTTAGTTATGAAACAACTAATGGATGGGTTAGTTGATGAAATAAAAACCATAGAAGGTATATCTAAGATGCTTATAACAAGAGCATCAACCATGAATAACGACATCATACGTATAGATACAAGCGTATCTAGTGCATTGCATCTTCCGCCAGACTTAGAACGTATAGCAAGGGCAGAGAATTTTGTAGAGGATGGCAGTATAGATGCTAGAAGGGACTAATGGATATAGCACAACTGATAGCAGACTTTGGTTTTCCTGTGGTTATGGTAGTAGGATTAGGATATTTTGTTTATTTTGTTTGGCAGACTATTACTAACAAGATTGATCCAGCCGTAGCTGAAATGAAAACTACTATTATTAGATTAACAGACCAGCTTAGATTGTTAGATCAAGACATGATAAGACTACAGCAGAAAGTTAATACAGTTTTAGAATTAAAGGAGCAAGATGAAAAAGAAAAAAGAACAAAGACCTGACGATATATTATTTGTATCAGCAATGTTTATTGCTTTGGTTGTTATGTTCGGTATTGCTTTCTTTACTAATGACGTAGAAAGTTCTCCGCTAACTCACGAATTTAAAAACCCTAGCTTCAATGGTGTAGGTGCATCTGCTCATTACTTAACTATTGATGAACAAGAAACCAAACGTAGAGATGAACTCGCTGAAAAAATCCAATCGGAGTTGGAAGAAATAGAGAGGGAGATAGAGAACAGCACACTTAATAAATTCTTAAACAACTTACAGAGTCGTATCTTTAGTAATCTTAGTAGAGATATATCAGACATGTTGTTCTCAGAAGATGGTGGTACTGGTGGAACAATAGAATTAGAGGGTAATACAATATCATTTTCTAATGATGGCGAATACATTACGTTAACTGTGATATCAGAGGATGGAACTATAACAGAAATAGTTATACCTATAGGAGTCTTTGGAGTATGTACGGCAGACTGTGGTATATAGTAATTGCGTATATGATTACAGGGTGTGCAAGCTTTGCACCTGTAGGACATAGCGGTTGCATTGATCTATTAATTTGCCCTGAAGAAGCTAGGGTAGAAAGAACAACTTTACAAAAATTATTAGACTTACCTAAACCAAATCAGAAAGCTGTAATAGCGGTCTATAATTTTGATGATTTAACAGGACAGAGAAAACCATCAGATAAGATGGCTTTGTTCTCAACTGCTGTGACACAAGGAGCGGGTAACTATTTAATTGATGCGCTTAGAAATGCGGGTAATGGAGAATGGTTCGTTGTAGTGGAGCGAATTGGACTCAATAACTTAACTAAAGAACGTCAATTAATTAAAAGTACAAGAGATACTTACGATGGAAAAGGTGCTAATAAACTGAAACCTATCCTATATGCGGGTATAATCTTGGAAGGCGGTATCATTTCTTATGAGTCTGATATTAAGACTGGTGGAAATGGTGCTAGATATTTGGGTATTGGTAACACTAACCAATATCGAAAGGATGATGTAACAGTATCTGTTAGGGCTGTATTAGTTCAAACAGGTGAGGTTATGTTGAATGTTATTGTAAGCAAGACAATACTAAGTGCTGGCGTAAGTCGGGATGTCTTTAGGTTTATTGAAGAAGGAACTGAATTAGTAGAGATAGAGACAGGTTATACAGATACAGAAGCAACAGGATATGCTATCAGATCAGCGATTGAGACCGCAGTATATACTTTAGTAATAGATGGTTTAGAAAAACAATTATGGGATTTTGATTATTCGCTATTGAGCGAGGAGGAAAATTGAAGATTTTTTTAACTAAATTTACGTATGATGGTAAAGATTATTTTGGACCAAACATACATGCTGAGTGCATGGATGATGCGGAACTAATAGCTGAAGATCAAGGCTTAGAGGTTGAGGGAGAACTGACAGACTTGGTTGATTTGGATTTAGATTCCAAACTAAATGTGTTGCACTAAAATTATGGAATTTTTATTACAAACAATTAAGCGAGGAGGAAAAATGAAAAATCTATTAAAGTTATTATTAATCTGCTTTATGTCATCTACATATGCGGGCGATAATGACATCTACTTAACACAGTCGGGTGGTGGTGCTTTTAATTTAACCATAGATCAAATTGGTAACACTAACAAAGTTGGTACTTCAAGTACAAGGTCTACCTTTGCGGGTGCATCTATTACTGCTGATATAAAACAACAAGGTAATACTAATACTTTAGCTAATGCTATTGCTCAAGCTGCAAGTTCTAGTTGGACCATGTATCAGATAGGTGATTCTAATACGAGTACAATTACAGCCGGTGGTTCAGGAGCAGTAACTTCTTCTGACTTTGACTATAGTGCGACAGGTAATACTAACGTATTAACTTGGTTGCAAGGTAGTTCAAGTGCAGCTACAGGCGGAAACTTTGATGCCGTTATAACTGGTAACACTAATGATTTGAATATCAGAAGTGAAGTTATAGGTGCAGTTAATAACTGGACTATTGATGGGAACTCAAATGACATTGATGTAACTCAGATTGGAACTGATGATAAATCAATAACGGCTAGCATAACTGGTGATAGTAACAACATAGACATTGACCAAACTACAAGCGCATCAGGTGTAACGGACACAATTAATATAGTCGCTGCTTCTACAAGCGGTGTTATTAATATTGACCAATGCACTACTGGTTGCTAATAGGGTTATTATCTAGTTCTTTATACGCAGATATAGGCGCTATATCTGAACTGCGTGGCAATGGAGAAGTGCTACGCAGTACAAATGGAGATAAGCTTTTAGCTGAACTCTCCTTAGGCATACTTAGTAATGATGATGTGCGAACTGGTAATGGTCGCATGGCTATAAAGTTTGTAGATGATTCAATTATTAAATTAACCGAACACTCTAAGATAGTTGTAGATGAATACATCTATGACCCCAATCCATCTAAGAGTAAGCTTGCTTTAAGAATGGCTAGTGGAACAGCTAGGTTTATTACAGGTAAGCTAGGCAAGATAGATAAAAAGAATATATCTATTAAGACTCCTAGTGCAGACATATCTATTCGTGGTACAGATTTCACTACAACAGTAGATGAAATAGGTCGCAGTTTAATTATTCTTTTGCCTGATGAAGATGGTACAACTTCAGGAGAAATTACAGTTGAGACCGCAGCTGGTATAGAAATCCTAAATAAACCCTTTCAAGCTACGATGGTGAGCGTTTCTGAAGCACCCCCTACTAGACCAGTCACTTTAGTAAACATGACCTTAGGATTGATTAATAACCTTCTGATAGTTAATCCACCTGATGAGGTACAAGAAGCAGTTGATGAACAGAATACTAAAAGCACCAATGTTTTAGATGTAGATTTGCTAGAAGAAAACTTTGATGAAGATGAACTAGAAGAAGATGAACTAGAGATAGATAGGTTGTCTATAGATTTACTAAATGTAGATTTCTTAATAGATTTATTAGCGTTTATAGAAGGTGAAGATGAGGTTTCTAAAATAGGTGACGTAACTATAGAAGGAATAATTGCTGGGTATGATGCTAAAGCACAGGTATATTCTTATGTTGATGGAGAAATGCTTACATTTTTTAGAAGTGTAGAGAATACAATAGACTTACAAATAGAAAAAAGAAGTGCGTATAATATTCAGATACTATCTGCTGGTAAGTTTATTGATATAACAGTTAATGGAGGTGGTGATGGTACGATTATTATTAATCAGTCTGATTAGTTTCCCACTAATGGCGGGGAACAATGCAATTACTATTCAACAAAAAGGAAATGATTCTGTTATTAATATTAAGCAAGTAGGGTATACAAATAATGCCACAGTTTACTGCGGTTTAAGCAACGGAGTGTACCAAACCCATACTTGCACTAGGGCGACCATCAATTTAACCACTACAGGCTCTGGAAATACGACTAAGGCATACTCTCAATGGTCTAATCATAGCGATAATAACTTTACAATTACTCAAACAGGGGATAATAATTATGGGTATCTTGATTTAGATCAGGATGATAACACCGCAGTTATAACACAAAATGGGGATAGTAATCATGGGGAGATACTTATGGCGGGGGATGATACGTCTTATACGATTACTCAAACAGGCAACAATAAGTACGCTAAGATGCTTGCGTTTGGTGATGATGCGACTAGCACTATTACGCAGTCGGGTACAGGACAGCACAATGGATATATCTATAACTATAATCGTGCTGATGGTAACACTAGCACTATCATTCAGTCCGGCTCTGGGAGTCACGATGCAGATATATTCTGGTATTCTGATGCTGATGATGGAACGGCTTCAATAAATCAATCAGGTTCTGGAGATCACACAGCACGTTTAAACTTCTATACAGATGATTACAATGTTGCTGTTACACAAAGTGGTAGCAATGATAAGTCTTTTACTGCGACCTATAATTGTGTAACTAACTGCACTAAGACTGTAACCATTACACAATATGACTAAGTATTTGATTCCATTGGGATTAATAATCTTTTTAGGATTGCCCTTAGTATATGAATCAAGTCCATACGAAGTATTAAAATTAAAAACCTTTGATGCTTTAATCCCTGAACAAAAACCTTCAGGATATTTTACTGTACTTAATATTACTGAAGATGATATAACTGCTGAAGGCGGTTATCCTTTACCAAGACAACGGCTCGCTGAAATACAAGCGCAGATAATAAATAGAGGAGCAATGGGTGTTGGGTGGGTGATCGCCTTTCCACAGCCCGATAGATTTGGTGGTGATGAAGCGTTTAAACATTCGCTTGAGGCTGCACCCAGCGTGTTAGCTATGTTTGAAGGAGACAATGCTTTGTATCCCGACACTACAGGCACAGTAATAATGGGTGATGATGTGGGTGGTCTTAGTGCTTCAGGTGTTATCCAGAATATAGATATGTTTAAACAGGTTGCTTCGCAGGGCATAGCTGTAGCCCGGACTGAAGTAGACTCTCTAGTTAGAAGATTGCCTTTGCTATTAAGAGTACCTGATGGATGGGTTCCAGCTTATGGTACTGAAGTTTTAAAGATACTTGCTGGAGCAGACACCTATGTAATTAAAACAAACGCAAATGGATTAGAAGAAATAAGAGTAAGAGGATTGCCTCCTGTTCCTGTAGATTCATTAGGTCGTAAATGGATAAGCTGGGTTGATACTCCACAAACAGACTTAGCAAAGATGGATGTTAAAGATAAGTTTGTATTCATTGGGTTTACGGCTAAAGGAATCATGCCACAACTGGCTACGCCCAATGGATTATTAGAACCTCATAAAATTCAAGCGGCTTTAGCTGAAAGTATATTGATAGAGAATAGTCCTTACGTTCCTGACTATGCATTAGCGGTGGAAGTAGGGATGTTTTTAATTACATTGCTAATGGTATGGGTAGCTATCAATTACTTAGGCATTACGTTGGGTATAAGTTTAGGATTAATTGTTATGGTTGCTACAGGTTATGGTGGGTATACATTAATACAACAAGGCACATTAATAGATGTTACTTGGTCTTTGTTGTCTCAATTTATAACAGGTTCAGTTGCCTTTTATATAAGATTTAGAGAACAATATAAGTTAAGGCAACAGATTAAGAAGCAATTTGAACATTACTTAGACCCAAGACAAGTGAAAGAACTACAAAAGAATCCTGATCTTTTAAAATTAGGTGGTGAAAAAAGGTATGCAACCTTTTTATTTACTGATGTTCGTGGCTTTACATCAATGTCAGAAAGACTAGACCCCGAAGATGTAACCTATATAATGAACAAAGCATTAACAGCACAACAAAAAGCTGTGCAAAAGCATGGCGGTATGGTTGATAAATATATAGGTGATGCAATGATGGCTATATTTAACGCACCAATAGACCAAGACTTCCATGAGAATAAAGCGTTAGATTGTGCAAAAGATATACAGCTTAATATGGAAGAATTAAATGAAGAACTAGAACAGAAAGGATTACCTCCTGTTGCTATAGGTATAGGCATTAATACAGGCTATGCGGTTATAGGTAACATGGGTAGTGAATCAAGATTTGATTACACAGCGATTGGTGATGCAGTAAATACTGGTGCTAGATTAGAAAGCGGAACTAAAGAAGCTGGTGTTGATGTATTAATAGGATATAACACAGCTATTAAATCTGATTATAAATTAACATCACTAGAGCCTCTGAAGGTGAAGGGCAAGGAGAAAGCATTAGATGTTTACACGTGGTAATAATGGGCTGCGCCCGCAGCTGCTGCTGTTATGATGAAATTAAGCATAGGTTTAGGGCTTCTGTTGATAGCCTCTGGTGTATGGATCAAAAGTTTAAACAACACTATCTCTCAGTTAACGGCAAACCAGATCGTTTTAGAAACTGAAGTAAACAGACAAAATGAACAGATCAAAAAGAATTTAGAACAACAAGCTAAGACTTATGCACAGATAGATAGCTTGAGTAAAAAGAATCAGGAGTCCATGCGTGAGGTAAACGCACTTAAACAAACATTCGCTAGACATGACTTAGATAATCTTGCCCTAGCAAAACCAAAGTTAATAGAGAATAGAGTTAATAAGGCAAGCAAGCGAGTCTTTGATAACCTAAATAAACTGACTGACCCTAACCAATTTGATAAGAAAGAAGATGAAGAAGTTAATAAGCCTGATTAGTGTTTTGATATTGGCAAGCGGTTGTTCTCTAATGAAGCAAGCAGTTAAGCCTATAGAGGTAGTCAACATAGAAGAAAGACCACCTATGTTTCACCCACCATTGCCTATGGAAATGCAGATGGTTGAGTTCGATTGGGAAGTTCTAACGCCTGACATTATGAAAGAGTATCTTGCCTTAGTAGAGGAAGGTAAAGCACCTAGACAGGCATACTATGCGCTTACAACGAAGGATTACGAGAACATAAGCAACAACATGGCAGAAATTAAACGCTACACTAGGGACATACTTGCCATTGTGGAGTATTACAGAAGCCTAGATGATGAGGATGAAGAAGAATAATGATTGATTACTGGATAATACTGCTAGTTAACTGCTCTTTTATTTTGGTTATTCTTGCTCTTATTCTTTGATACTATTAGACGAGTAATTTTTTTAAAGAGTCAGGGTCATTAACAGAAGTTGAGTTGTATGGATTAGATGTTTTAAATCCTATATCTAAAGAGTTATATATCTTTTCTGTATATCCTACGCCATTATCCCAAGCTTTTTTCTTCTTGTAGATTTCTTCCTCATGTGCAAGCTTTGCATAGACATCATCAGAAGCCGGTATTGTTTCGATAGAAATCGTGCCAACAGTAGTGCAAGCCTTAGTTACTACTCCACGATGCCTTTCAAGAGCATGAAAGTTTGCCGTTGATAGAGCGGTGTTATTATAAATAGAATGTTGTGCTTCACAATTTTTACAAGATACAGGTCTTTTCTCTTGTCCTTTTTTTATCTTGGAGAGTTTGTATATATGACGTTTAGCGAGTTCTTTTTTCTTACCTTTCTTATTAAATAAAGGTTGATACTTGTCTATAAGCACCGCTTCCCAATACTTACGTCTATGTTCTGCACATGGCAATATCCTTATGGCATCAAATCTTTTATTCTTGTCCTTAACGTGTGAGCCTATGCGACTATATGCGCTAGTACTTTCACCAACGTAAACAACAACGCCTTCTAGTATAAGGATGTATACCGCAGATTTTATTATTTCTAAAATCATATTGCTAAAACATCGAAAGCTTTATTTATCTAATAGCCAAACTCTGTTTTGGTTATCATCAATTTCTCTAACAGTAATCTTATATCCTAATCTTTTTGCAGTTACATAGAATGTGTTTACTCGCATTTTTTCTCTATCAAAAACAATAGAGTCTCCTACTTCCATTCCTTTTAATAAGGGAACATAATTATTTTTTGATCTTGATTTCTTTGGGGGTATCGGTATGTCTTTTTCTACCTTCACTATCTTCTCCTTTGTTTTTTTTAAATATCCTGTCAAAGTTTTCTTGAAACTTATCCACGTCCTTTGTTCTGTCTCTACTTCCTTTGCTCACTATCTTCCTACTGCTTGCATAAATTCATTCATGTGTTCAGTTAGTTTTTGTTGTGCATCTTTGCTTTCTTTTAAGTCTTTGCGACTTAGTATTCCACATACATTCCTAATAACTTCTGATGCATACGCTTCATCGTTATCTTCTTTCTCATCGACAGAGTATTTGTTTAGCCACCTTTCAGAGTTTAAACGTACCCAGCTTAGATAGCTGGGGTCTCTGCATATCAGGCAAGCACGTTTAAATGCACGTTCACCTATGGTTACTTCTTCCGGAACAACAGGGTAATCAGTTTCATCTTCCATTCTGACAATGCCCAACATATATCTAGCACCTATTGCACTTACAGATAGTTCTTGAGTTAGTAACTTAGGCACATCATCAGGGTGTATAAGGAACGATACTACTGTTCCTTCCCTCGTCTGCCTGTATGCATGTTTCTTTGCTTCTACCCCTTGTAATGCCTTCTCAAGCACATCCTTATTAACTGTCATTGCTCTGCTCCATTTGCATATTTTTCCATATTCTTTTCATTGGGTTGAAAGTCCCCCCCACCATCATCAATAATTTGCTCTAAATGAAATCCCCCAAGATATTTACTAATAACATCATATTCTTTTTTTGTTAATTGTTGGATGTTGCATATAGTTACAATCCTACAATCACTCCACCACCAACCATCATCGTCTTGTTCAATCCAACCAAACTGCCATGCAAGGAAACAGACTTCCCAAAAGTTTTTGTTTTCGTCTAGTTCTTCAAAAGTCATTTCAGTTTCAACAGGAACGTGGTCATAGTATTCGTGTTCACCATCCCTGTTCTTGTCCATTATTAAAAAGTAATTCATTATCCTTGTCCCCTGTATGGCTTACCTCTAGCACGTTTCTTGTGCTTGTTCATCGTGGCAGTACCTACGTTACCTCTGCCTATGCTTGTTTTTTTTCCCCTCGAACCTGTGTTCGGTTGGTGTTGGTTGTTAGTCGTTGCCTTTCTCATGTTTCTTCTCTGTCAAGAAGCCAAAGTATATCTTCTTCATCCCAATTCAAATCTTTAAGATACTCTCTAAGTTCTTCTTCGTTTAAATCTTTTACGTAATCGTAAAAGTGTTCATACAAAACTTGAAATGCATATTTATAATCTGATAAAGCATCTTCCGCTTCGTTATCTGCGTATGTTTTTTTTACTTCTTCTAAATCTATAGCCATATTCCTAACTCCAGTTCGTTAATATCGTTTAAACAATCATCCGGTAAAAAATAAGCGTGTCGGTTTGTCCCTTGTGGGTCACTCCAATACTTCTTATCCTTACCATCTGCACCCATAATCCAACCTTTGATATAGAACGTTGGGGGTTTTGCGTATACAAGTACGTATGGTCTATCATCTTTATCATCGTCATGTAGTATTAGACGTTTCTTTTCGTGATCTACTGTACGCACTTGTAACTTCTCCACATCATCCGCTTGATAATCACCAAGCGCACCACTCCACCATAAGCCACCCCACTTGGCAACACAGGCTTCGCCCATCGTGCCATAGATATTGATTGCCCATGCAGTCATGTCTGTTGGTGCGCCATACTTAGGCTTACGATCATCACGTAAATTCTGCACCATCCTCATTAATCCATGTTGTCCGGCAGTCAGCATTTCTGCCGGTGTTAAAGTAACCTTAATTAATTCTCTTTGAACTCTTTCCATTTTTCATTCACCCACTCCAAAGGGTCTATGCCTTGCAATGCCCACCACCTATTCTCATTACCATCTGCATGTAACTGCCTATGATGTTCTTCGCACAATGGAACTGCGAACTGGTCTCCAGTCCTTCTCATTCCACGTGAGCCTTCCATAATATGAGTAAGGTGATGTGCTTGTGGCGGTCTATTACAAACTAAACAACCATGACTACGAACAAAAGATAAATACTTTTGTGAACGTATCTTGTCTGCCCAATCGTTAGAAGGGGATGTCTTGGTCACTCTTGTTATCAGGTTTAAACGATGTACTTTCTGCGTCAGAATGTGTCGTTGACTGCTTTGTGTAACCAACATCTTTAGGTTTAGGTGTTCCTTGATAGTATGTTTTGCCACCATCTTTAGAAAGCTTCTTCCAACTGTTAGCTTCTAAGTCAGCACCATTAAGAGTAAGACTAACTAAATAATCAGGTCTCTTGTCGCCTTCTTCTTTACGATTGTTTTTGTATATGCGTAGCTTGTGTTCTTCTCCATTTACTCTAAAGAATACACTTACGTCTATCGCACTATTAGGGTTCTCGTTGTTAGGAAATATTCTAACGCTATCAGGATATTCGTTTTCCATTTTTTTTCTCCATTAATTAAACAAGTCATGTAAGGCAGAAAGTTCTGAGTTAACTGCCTTACACTATCCATTCCTAACCCAAAGAGGACTAGCCTTTGATGAATTGGGTAGCTGAAAGGATACCCATTTGGTTATTCTAATATTCATAATTTAAAAGTAAGTAGCTAGTGCATGATGGTTTAGTTCTCATTTACTTTTATCCTCAACCTACTTAGTGTCCTCTTACTCGTTTAACCGAATACTCACACGTCAG